CGCACCCGCACCAAAGTAAAAGCCCAGAATGATCATCATCGCATAATTGATGCTGAATTGTTCCATCACTTGCGTCACCGCAGTCGGGTCGCCGGTTCCGGCAATCGTCATTGTCAGCACGATGATATAACTGGCCAGAAACGTGAACCCAAACATCAATGCCAGATAGCGTTGTGCCAGCTTAAACGGCGCATAGGCATTCATCAGATCGATGCGTGCTTTGCTCTTTGCGGCAATCTCTTCTTCGGTGCTTGTGTGCATATCATCGATCAGCTTCATACCCTGCTTCACGACATCGCCAGACCCCAAAATTTTACCTAATACTGCAAGCATATTAATAACTCCAAACATTCGGACGCGGTGCGCCGCCAAACGTGTCTAAATGCAAAAATCTTGCACTGCCTTTTTGCGCCACGCCAATGCCAGTGAAACCCATCTGAAACGCGAGGCGCATCAGTTCGTGCGCCTGTTGCCCATTGCACGCTATATCGACCGCACAGCCCCGCGTATGCACTGACAGTTTGCCGGTCGGCTTGCTGGCTTCGATGCTGTGCTTTGGGCTGCGATAGCCGCTGGTGACGGTCATTGGCTGACCATACACGTCACGCAGTTCTTGCAGCTTTGCCATAAACGATGCCGACATATTGCATTCGCCGGTTTCACTGCACGCAAATTCATCTTTGCTAAAATTAGGATACTTTGACCAATCCATTCATCTGCCTCATTTCCATAATGACATCAACCGCGTGATGCCAGCTATCAGCTTCGTTTTCAGCCGTAAACCGTGTCGGTGACACCCGTTTGGTTTTGTGCCGTAACAACGATGTGACGGGCATAAACAGGCAACGTCTTGATTGGGGCTGAACCAGAGCGACAATATCATAATCCTCAATTGTTGGGCTGCGTTTGTTGCCGCCGTGGCCAAGTTGGAAATGGCAAGACGGGCTTCGACGCCTAGTAGGTAAACACGGGTTCGATGCTTTAACTTGAATGCGTAAAATCGTTTCATCTTGAAAAGCTACCAAATCGATTGCGGTTTGCTGTGCCATTGCAACACGCCAATCTAACGCCAAGATCGCAGCGGCGGCAATATGCTCACCAATCAGCCCAAGTGTCACAGACAACTAAATCGCCATAATTAGCCAAACAACACCGCCAAGTGTCAGTGCAATAAGCCCTGCAATCAACCCCCAAACAATCAAATTATCGATAAACTCTTGTCGCGCAATTTCTTCTTCTTTTTTGCGTTTTCTGATTTCGCCTTGCAGCCTGATGATCTGTTGCCAAGCATTCATCCCATAATGCCCGATTACGAAATTGCGTAATTCATTTTCCATCTGCTGCGCTTTTTTTAAGGCAGCAAAACTTTCCAACGCCTCTTCTTCAACCGACCCAAAGCGGCGCGATTTAGCAATGCCGTGTGATGTTTTGATGTTCTGTATGGCACCCATCCAGCGGCCAAGATCGCCAGACATACTTTCGATCTCTTTACCGGCTGCAATGCCTTTTTTAAGCAAATTATAGCTAGTCGTGGCGGCTGCTAATAGTGTGACGGGATCCATTTTGCCACCTCGATGTCATAGTTACTCCCGTACTAAGTAAACAATCCAGATCAGCATAAACGTCTGGATCAGATCGATCATAGGTATCTGTATCATTTTCGTTGCCTCATTCTCCATAGTCGCCAAAACACTAACACCATCGCACCAAAAGCTGCGGTCATACCAAACCAGCTTTCAAGCGCGTCAACCCACATTGGCGCGGATAAGCCGGTGACTACTGTCGCAACGTCAATTTGGGTGTCGTTGTCCATTAGTCAGCATCCGCTATGGTCAGGGTGCCAGCGTCTACTTGTTCCATAATTGTGTCATACATAGGATGACCCTCAACTAAATTAAAACAAGCAAGGTCGCCATTGCTATACGTTACATTAACAGGGCTTCCTGTGGAGCCGTCTTCAGGAGATATTCTTTTGACTGTTACAATTGTCATAGTTCAACATCCAAAGTAAATACAGTTTCACCAGCAGTAGCACCAACGCGTGTCATATAACCATTGTATTGAACAAGCGTAGCTGAAGTGTTTAAACCAACACTTATTTCCGTTGAGTTACACACCCAAAAAGCAATACTGGTTACATTGTTGCCGCTTGAAGGAAACGCATTTACAGCAACGGTTCCTGTTTTTGTAAAAGTTCCAGATGCCAAAGCACCATCGTAGCTGGCTAAAGCTCTTGGCTCGACTTGCAAAGGCATATTAATCACGGCTTGACTTGTTGATGAAGCAACGGAAACGAGACTTGTGTTTACACGACCTGTTTTAAACGCTTGAAAATACCGCTGACACTTGCGAAGCGTAGTAGCAAAGTCCTCGTGTTCAAACGGCGTGGCTGTCTCGCCTACTTCTAGCTGGACGCCTGTGATAAAAAAAGTGCGGCTGGTGCTATCAAAGAAAGATGTTTGAGTTGAGTATACCCTGTTTCCGTTAGTTTTTGCCGCCCAAGTGTTACTAGCAAAAGTTCCACCAGTAAAGTCTGACCCTGCGTGAAGCCAAAGACCAAATTGAAAACTACCCAGATTGTCGTTATCTAACGCGCCAGTTGTATCTGGCACAAAAGTCAACGACACCCTATTCCAAGAAGTTGTAACATCAAATTTCTGTGTGTTAATTCTATCGTTATCATTATCTTTCATTTCAACTGTATAGGTTGCGCTTGCATTGCCTTTTACATAGAAAGAAAGAGTAAGTGATTCTGCGTTACTTGTTCCCTTTTTTAAGTGCTGTAAGTCTTGCCCTTCAAGAATTTGAAGGATTCCAAAATTCTCACCTGCGGCAATAGTTGTGTCTGATGTGGTACACTCAAACTTTAAGGAATTTGCGAAACCGTCAGGGCCATCAGCTACTTGTGACATAGTTGCCCTACCTGCGGTGCTACCTGTAAAAACTTGAAATCTATCTACAGTAAAGTATCCGTTTGCTGAACCTACTCCTGTGCTTGACGTTCCCCGCTGTGCAACAGTCATCGCACCATTGATGATGAGGTTGCGGCCTGTCAGACCACCCGCATCTGCACTGCCACCCAAATCTGCTAAGTCTCTGGCCCTACTCATTAGATTGCCTTATGCGTATGGGCTTGTGCCGCAACAGGCGGGCCAAGCTCTCTTTAATTCTGCGATTGTTGTTGCACTGTCACCGGCAGTCGGCGCATCACGCAGTGCTTGCTTATCAGCCACGATTTGTGTGGTATCTGCGTCAGCTTCTAACGCTTTCATATAGTCAGTATCAAGCACAGCAAGCAATGGTGTGCGTGCTTCGCGGATTTTGTCAGCAAAGATAGTCTTGGCACCGTCCAGATCTTCAGTAATCACAGAACCGTTTAACACCCACGCGCCACGAAAATCGCGGCTTGCTGGCACTGTTGCAGTGCTTGCATCGATTTGGTTGCCATCGCGGTCAACAATGTAAGTTGTTACAGGCATTTTAGTCCCCTATGCGGCCAGTTTGTCAGTTGTTAAATCATCTTTGATCTTCCACGCATTACGCCATTCGCGCGTGGCTGGCAGTTGATCTTTATGGCATATTACCATCTTCGGCTTGTTCCCGCTATCCCACGTCTGCCAAATGTGTTGCGGTATGTCTTTCATTATCAAATATTCGATGCACTGTTCCATTGTGCCAGCTTCAATTGGCTTGGTTTCGTGCAGCAGATAACCGCGTGTATGCCGCTTAAAATCTGGTTGCGCTTCATCTTTTGCCAATTCCCAATAGACCCACACCGGCGGTAAGATGCCCCCCGCAAGAAAAGCGGCGCAAAAGTTAGGATCAGGCACAAGCACTTTAGCAGGTGCGTCCATATTGTTTGGATCTTCAAAAATTACACGAAAATCACATTGCACAGGTTCTAGATGCTCTTTTGCCCAACACAAACGGTCAAACAGGTGGGTGCCTTGGAATGATGGTGTCTGGGTCATCAGGCGAGGTCTCCTACAACAGACGTCGATTGCGGTTCATCATCATTTGCACTGCCAGTAGTATATGAGTTCACACGGTGCAGAGCCGTTGTTGATGTTCTTATGACCGCAATGGATACTGAGGGTGTTCCCCAGACAGTACACGCAAAACCTTCGTTGGCGGTATTCATATTATTT